TTTAGACACTCTTTTATCAATTTCGTGCAGTTTATTGATTAACTCTGTTTCAATGTCTCGCAAAGTCTTGTTCATGTACTCTAGCTTTTCGTAAAGCTTGTTTGACAGCCACCCGAAAACGGCCACCAGCAATCCGAACATGGTAGCCACCAACATCAGCAGTATTTCTGTGACGATGGCTTTTTCCACTATTCAGGCCTTTCTATAGCAGGTAGAACTGCGCCGGTTGTATAAGTTGGGCCGCCCTGAATTAGACGGTTGTAGAATTCTGCTTGTTTCTGCTGCAACAAGCGATTCTGAATCATATCGGATGTAGTGAAACCTCTGATCGCTGGCCTTAAAAACCCAAGAGCAGCCCCAGAAATGTCGCCTAGTGCGGCAGAAGCTCCGCCAGCCATGATTACATCAAGCGGACTAAATCCCGGCGTGCTGCCCATCTTTTCAGGCATTTGAACCGCTTGCTTAAATTGGGATGCAAATTGTCCTGCGGTTTTTAGCCCCCCAGAAAGGATTTTTCCTTTTTCAAGTTGAGCGGCAAGTTTTTTTGCATCCACGTTTCCAGTGACAGGATTTAACGCACTTTCTATGCTGTAAGTTTTTGCAATATGTACGCGGGCTGCTTTTAATGCGTCTAACATGTCCCCTAGTCCAGCGTTTTTAAGCTGAACGCTCAAAAACTCGTCAACTTTTTTCGCTGTATCGGCAGCTCCTTTAGCTTTGGCAAGCGTTTCAGGGTTGGCATCACGCCCATAAGCTCGGTAGTACGCCGTCGCATCAGCGTTAGCCTGTTTCCATGCGCGAACCAGTTCACCCGCATCTACCTTGTTGCTTGGCGTCATCGTATATGGGTCAAGCACGCTGCGGACATTTACACCGGCAGGCAGCTTTGCTCCGCCTGTTACCGCAAAATCGCCGAGACCTGCAATAGCTTCATAAGATTTCCCTGCCTCTTTGCGAACGGCATCCAAGACTTCCGGCGTAAGCTGCACATCAGGAGCAAGCCCGATCGTTTCATTAGCAAGCCGGTTTGTGATGGTTTGATTTTTCACGCTTGCAGCTTGAGAAACAGAAGTTTTCCCGGCAATTCCCTCAAGCGTTTTATTGATGGCAGAATCCCGCGCTTGAGAGGGCGGAATGACGTATCCAGCCGCACGAGCTGATTCAATGGCTGCCCGCATTTGCGGCGTTTGTTCTGCGCCACGAACCATCTTTCTAGCGCCGGCCAATGCAGGTCCAAGCATGGGAACGACTGCTCCAATCATAGCGCCAGTGCCGGTTTCTTCTGGGCTCAACAAAGCCGCAGTGGTCCCGCCAAGTGCAGCACCGCCGGCAGTTCGCGCTAACATATTTGCCACGCCGGGCTGCAAGCCTGTTTGAAACCCGCCAGAAGCAATTGATCGAGCAAGAGGGTCCGTTACCCTAACCACACTAGGCAATGCCGCGCCAGCGGCCTGCAAAGGCTTTGCAATCAATCCGCCAACCGGCAGAGTCGCAAGCGTTTCGCCAGTAAATTGAGCAATTCCCGTAGTGGTCGGGTATGCAGCCTTGTATGGCGCAAGCTCTGTTTCAAGTTTTTTGCGCCCGCGCTCCACATCCTCTTGAAGCCATTTGCCGGCTTTTTCCGCGCCTGCCTTTTCAAGCCCCATGCCAACAAGACGCTGTGCCCCGAGGCCGATTTCGCCAACGCCGCGGCCAACGGCAGCGCCAATTGATTCAAGCATCCCGGGCTTTTCAGCCGGCACAGTGCCGCGAGGTTGCGGCTTTGTGCCAAGATATTCGTCAGGATCAAACGCCGGCGCAGGCGCGCTTTCTTTTAGGTAAGCATCAGGGTCAAACTTTGCCATTACTGCACCCCTAGACGTTGTTTGATCTGATCGGCGCGAGGATCGCCCGCGTTAGCATTTGCCCATTCAAGCGCCTGCTGATCGCGTGCAGAAAGCTGAGGTTTGCGCGTTTCTTCCAACGCTTTTTTGGCAGCAGGTGGCGCAGCCTTGATGGTACCTTTTTCAAGATCTTGCAGATACGTCTGAAAGCCTTTCAACTTGTTTGTAATCTGCTCGGCGTTATCGGTATCAGACGGCAAGAAAGAACGCAAACGTTGCATTTCCTGTGCGCTTTGAGCTGCCCCTGCGCGTTCATTGATTACGCGAGACACGTTATTAAAAACATATGCTCTGGCTTGTGTTTGTTCTGGCGTTTCCAATCGCCCAACCACGCTCTCGCCAAATGGCAAAGCGGCAGCAGCAGCCCCACGGGCAAAGCTAAACGCTCCTGGGGTTTCTTTAACAGCCTTCAAAGCACCATCAATAATGCTGCGCTGTTGGTCAATGTTGGTCAGCTCTTTCCGAGTCTCCGACGGCACTTCAGCGCGCTTGCGCAGTTCAGATTCTTTACTTAACTCAAGTCGTTCGCGTTCCATGCCGAGTTGTTCTTGAGCCCGCTGCTCTTGCATTTTTTGCGCAGGCGTTAGACTTTTCTGAATCCGCGTAACTTCTCCAGCAGGAGACTGAGTCATCAATTGACGCTGGTATGCCTGTGTCGCAGCAGCTCTTTCAGCAGGATCGGCAATTGCCGCAAGCTGGTTCATTACTTGTTGCTGAGATCCTTGGAACGCTCCGACAGGCAGTTGAGACTGAGCAGCCATGCTAGGGGCTTGCAATTTTGGCGCCCTAATAATCGCCTCGCCAGTGTCGGTGGTTACCATCTCGGCGAGATTCTTTAGCTCCTGAGACCTATTGAAAACATGCTCAAGCACTAAATTGTCGGGAAGGTTTGCAATCTCTGCCATGTCTTGCGACAGATCAATGCCTCTACCTTGATATTGCTGCAAAAGAGACAAAATGGCTTGTTTTTCAGATCCCGGAACAGCAGCCCTAGCCGCTTGACCAGCAGAAAAAGCCCTTTCGGCAATGCTTCTGCCAATCTTTATCTCATCTTCCGCTTGTTTAATTTGAGCAAGACGCTGCTCCTGCACTTGCTTTTGCAAAGCAATCGACTGTTTTCCAAGGCCGGCTTGCATGAGTCGCTGTTGAACATCGCCAAGCGTGGCCGCACCTTTGTATGCCTCACGCTCGGCCAACGCCTCTTCCTCGCCACGTTGCGCGGCGCGAAGTTGAAGAGCTGCGAGCTGGTTTTGCTGTTGCTGGGAGGCTTGTTGTTGCGCCAAGGCTTGAGATTGCTGAAAACCGCGCAAGAAAGATCCTGCCGCTTCAGGTTGTTCGACGCCAAAATCAATAAGAGAATTTGCCATTTATGCCTCAACCATAGTTTGCCGGAGTGTACCCACGCACGAATTCTGATTGCCCCATTCCCGGCCCGCCATAAATGCTTGCAAGATAATTTTGCACTGACGGAGTACCCAAAGCAGTCCCAAGCGCCGCTCCAAGCCCGCCGTACTGACTAGCGCGAACGTTGGCAGCCGCGAGTCCACCTTGAGCTTGAGTAGCCGCCCCTGTCATAGCAAGAGTTCCAAGATTTTGGCCTAGCTGCCCAGCTTGCCCCCCAAGTGATTGCGCGGAAGTTTGCCCCACGCCTGCCAATGATTGCAACGGCCCAAGGCGAGCTTGACGTTCTGCTTGATAGCGATTGAAAGCGTTTTGATATTCTTGGCTGGCAAGGTCTTGCCCATACCGCTGAATGCCTTTCATTTGCGCGCCTGAAAGCAATCCTCCTTTAGCCGCGGCACTGCGCTCCAACGCTTTCATGCCCTCAGACAGTCTAAATCCATATCCAGGATCTTGTTGAAACTGCTGCATCCCAAATGGCGTATATTGTTGCGACAGGGGAATTAGTTGATTAAGCGCGCCAACCCCGGCCTGGCGCCAAGGCTCTTGCAAAGCTACTTGACGTTCAAAAATTTGGCGTTGAATGTCGGCGGCTTGTTGCGTAGATTGTGCGGCTTGCTGGCCTGCGGATTCAATGGCTTTGGCTTGTTCGCCAGCGGCTGCTGATTGTTGAAGGCCTCCGCCAAGCGTTGCCCCTAGAGCAGCACCAGCCGGTCCACCGACCGCAAACCCAACGCCCGCTCCAATCAGCCCGCCCGCTTTTTTGATTACACTACCCATAACGGTCGCTCCAAAACTATCTGTCGGCCTTGTTTGCCGACTGGTTCAAACCCAAACCCAAGCGCCAGCCTGAGTGATGGTTCGTTTTCCGGGTATATCTTTACAATTGCTTTGCTATGCTTTTCTGCAAGTTTAGCAAGAAATGCGTTAATTTCCTTACGAATTCGCCATTTGCCGCGTTTTTCTGGCACTACAAAAAGGTCAAACTCATTGCCGTCTGCAATGAACACCCCGCCATCAAACAGCGTTATCTGAGTATTGTTTTCAATGTGTCGTCGAAGTTCCGGTGAAGGACAATAAATTCCATCGTACTTCACTAGAGTTTTAACGATCACATTCCATACGTCATCAGGTAACTTCACGGCCAGAAGCTCGAATGTTGATAGCGCTGGCAGTTCCAGCAATCGTGCTAATAAAACCACCAGCAGACAGCACTTGTCCAACAAGCTCGGGGAAAGTGTAAGTCTCTGCGGGCTGCAAAGTTTTGGTTTTGACGATCAAATTTTGATTGCCAGCAGTGTCAGCCGAAGTCACCAGATTGACCGAGATCGTTGCCGCTGCCGCGCTGTAGTTTGTTGCAGTGAACTTGTCGATGATGGTGGTCACGCCAGTCGCGGTATATTGCGTAGTCTGCGTGTTTTCGGCGGTTTTTGCCGGTATAAGTACTTTTACGGTAATCATGGCTCGCCTTTATCCAATGATGTTATCTGTAACGGTTAAAAGAATTGAAGGAATTGCCGGAACAGGAGCAGATGCCGCTTGTGCAAGAATACGAACAGACGTATCGCTAACCGACCACTTTAATTCAAAATAGTCGCCTTCTTTTAAAAGTTGCACGAAATTCCACGCTGCAAGAGTGTATCCGTTATTTCCTCTAACCTGAATTTGACTAGCAGAATTGGCAACATTTGTTCCATTGATTGACAGCCATATGTAAACCGAATGATCTCCGCCAGAGGTGTTATCAAGTTGGGCTGAAAACTGAATGTTATATATGCTTGTTTTGTCTACATAAATTCTAGACGTAGGGCTTCCAACATACACCCCAATAGATAGATCGGTAGTGTTAAAAGTCATCCCGTACGCGGTATTGATTGCGGCAGCGGTCTGCGTTGTTGTGTCGTAAAACGTGCCATATGCAGCACGTTTTAAGTGCGTTTGCGGAAGCGGCGCAGATTCTAATGCTTCCAATCGCTTGATGATTTCAAGCAAATCATCTTTTGACGGCGACTGTTCTAGCCCTTCAATCCGTTTCAACAGTTCAGAAAATTGCTCTTGCTGACTGTTAGCTTCAAGAGCTTCGATTTGCTTTTCAATCTCAAAAAGCGCGTCTTGCACAGTATCAGATTGCGATGACAACCTGACTGAATCAAGATTTTGGTCGATCGCCCCTGTTACGTCATAGACTGGCGGGCCGATCTGAAGATCCGCCAGCGAAGTATCTGTTGTGCCTCCGCCGGTGAGATTGAACAGGTTGAAAAAAAACCGATACCATTCCCGCGCCATGAGGCCAGTTCGCGGGTCAATGAAATCAACCCGAGGCGCTGGGATAGTGGTTATGTTGTACGGACTAGGCATTGGTGCCTTCCGCGATCAATTCCGCGCCCATGATGGCAATCTTTACCGGGTCGGTGCCTGAGATTTCATACACTCGATCGCGCAGTTTCATGGTCATGCCAAGTCTGCGCCAGATAACTCGACGTCCAGTCTGCCCGATTTTGCCAATGCTGCGCCAATGTTCATTGGACCACGTATGTCCGCCGTCATCACTCCAGCGCAACATAACTTGAGGATCGGTTCCTTGCCCCACCCCATCAAGCCCAACGCCTGATTCACAATCAAGCTGCATCATGTGTTGCGCGGATCGTTTTAGATTGTTTTGGCCTGTTGGCAATGCCCGCCAAGACCGCAGCCACTTTTGAATGGAAGTGTCGTCGCTGTACTTTTCCAAATCGAAAGCGTACAACTTACCGTTTTCGTAATCGCCAACAATGATTTCGCCGTTAAAGTTCATTTGGCAGTTACTACGATGGCGCGTAAATTCGCCGTCAACAAATCCGGCTCGCTCGTGCCATGCTTGCGTGGAAACGTCATAAACCCACGTAGCGTTTGCCGTTGGAAACGTTAGCACATAAAAAGCGTGGCCGTCTTGCTGATAGGTGTACCCCACCGCATCAGACAAATTGCCGTACTCTTGAATGGCAAACTCTACGGCGTGCGTAGAAATGCGAACGCCGGTATAACCATTTGCACGATAGACGATACCCCGACCGCGAGGGTCTGCGCCTAGCCAAAAGACGGAGTTATCCATCTTGGCGACCGAGTAGGGGGCAATACAACCGATCTCGTTGTAAGCGCCTTGGATGCGAGTGAGGGGAAAGTCGGGGTCGCCTGAGTTGTACCAGACCTCCACCGAGTTTGACCCAAACAGCCATGCTTCTCGGTGGTCAATGATGAGGGAGACTAGCCCGTCTGGTGAACCCTCCGCGCTCGCAAAATCCAAGGGGTCAATTGACAAGCCGTCCAACAGGCTTGTTACCCATACTCTTTGCGAGTTTGGTTCGTTGAACACAAAATAGCCGTCAAGGTAACCTACCGTGACAGCACCCGGAAAGTCCGGGTCAGTAATCTGAGCAAACTGCAACGTATCCGTGTTGTAAATAAACCCGTCAGGATTGCAGGCAATAAATATCTGCGTTCCGTTGTCGGTCATGGATACAGGGCCAGTTCCGGTTACATCGCCAATCTTGGTGGCAACGTAACTGGTTGTAACCCTATAAAACTCGCTGCCAGACACGACGTACAAAAGGTTCTTGTGTTCCCACAACCCTCGAACGGGGCCGCTTCCCACTGTAGCCTTTAACGCTAAGCCGGGGCAGCGTTGGAGATACGCAGGTTCCTTGCCGCCTTCTGGCACCACTTCTGGATAAAGATTGACCATCCGGTTGTCGGCAGCATTGACCGACCGGATGACGTACGACGACCCGAGGATCGGCGTCTTCATTAGAAGTTGCCCGTGAAGATGTTAAAGCGCGGACGATTGACCATAAGGGCCGCTGGCATTGCCATCAAATCATCCGGGTTATTGATGCGTTTCAAGTTGCGCTTGCTGTACATAGCAATGCGCTGCACCTGCGGGGATGGCTCGACGCCAAACTCAGCAGCAAGTTCGCAGGCCAAGTTGTAGCGGAACGCACGTAGGTATCCCGGCGGGAACGCCAATACCGTATCCAGCGCAGCAGGCTGAGTCAGTGGGCGCACCGACACAAAATGAAACTCCAGCACCCGAGTGGGCACTGGATAAATGTAAATTTCCACGTCTGGGTAGGTCATGTTGACCCACATCAACTGCGGATACGTGGACGTTACGGTTTTAACGGCAATGTTGTTGTATTGCTCGTTGTTAATCAGTCGGATGCCATATGACACGTTGGTCGAGGCGTCACGAAAGTAAGTAGCGTCGTCCATAAGGATCGGACGCTCGGCTACAAATGTGCCGGTTGGCCCCATCGTGATGAATCGCACGTTGGGCTGCCAGTTATAAACTTGGTCTTGAGTAGAGAAAACAGACAATCGCTCGGTATTCCACGAGTCGATCATCTGGTTTAAGGCAGTTAGGGCGTCTTGAGACGTGGCTGCCGAAGGCACTTCACCTTCTGCCAATTGCCCGATCAGACGCAGCGCACCGTTGATCTGGTCAGCAGCGGTGGTTGCCATGTATTACTCCCGGCGTCGTCGTCGCGCCCTTAGTGCGTTATCAGAATTCCCCGATGCCGACAAGTCTGCCGACACCGGGGATTCTGAGTCATCTGGGCTAGAAGGGTCAAATTCCTCCCACCCATGCTCCATATCTTCCCGCGCCTCTAGCCACGAGATTGCGACCTTTTCCCCATGCTTGGGGTGACGAAGGAAGATATTAGCCATATCAATTAACTTACGCGGTAGCAGGTCCACGAACCAGCGCCCGTCTTACGAGCGCGGAAGTGACCCGAAGTACCTGCGGCAACAGCGCCAGCGCCCACAAGCGTCCAGCCCGTGCCCACCGCCACCGTAATAGCGTCCGCACCCGCGTCGATGTTCACGACGTAGAAGTCAAACGCCACATCTGTCTTGTCAGCCGAAACAACCAACTCAAGGTCAGCGACAGTCGGGAGCGTCAGGTTGCCCGCCGTACCGTTGAACGTGAACAGGCCGTTCGCCAACTGAGCAGCCGTTGCAGTCGCACCAGCCGTCAGAGCAACCGGAGCGCCCTGCACCAACAACAGCGGCTCACCAACCGCACCCGGATTGTACTGATACCCACTAGTACCATTAGGAAGTGCCATGTCTAATTACCTCTTAAATAATGCCATCGGTGATAGTCCGATCCGGGCGGCTCAGGAGGACTTTGTAGACCTCGCTCGCCGTCGGGGTAATCGGACTAGCCGTGAAGTTACCGAACGTAATTGCCAGCGTGTTGTCTGCCGAGACACGAGCGCCAACGATGCCGAGGCCCGCTTGGGCGCTCGGCTTGTTGACTGCAACGTGATCTCCAGCCAACAGACCGTTGACCGTGAACGTCTGCTCGGCAGACGTGTTCGCGGAAACGGCTGATGGCGACAGCGTGACGCTGATAACCGCCTGCTTGGGGAGATTGCCGAGTACATAACTCATGGCATTAACCCCAAAGTCGGACGGCCATCTGCGGGCGAATCACATTGTAACCGTAGAGAACGTCGATACGGCACGGCATACGGTCGTTGTTGATGTCGTACTGACGGACAACGCGCATGGAGATACCGTTGTGGACTTGACGCGAAGCCATGTCAACGCCCTGCGGGAGCAGAAGGTCAGCCGTGGCAAACGCGATGGCGTCACGATGGTACACGAGGTTCTGCGGGTACTGGGTCGAAGCGCCACCCAAGAAGGTGATCGTGTCGCCAGCCTGCGGGAACGACGAGACAGTCGCGAGAGCAACCGACGAGGTGTAGATCGCCGGGCTGATCGAGACGGACGCATAAGCGCCACCCGATGCCTGCACGTCAGCCGTTACCACGAACTGCTGGAGCGAGCCAGTCGATTCGCGGGTCTGCGGGTTAACGGCATACACACCGTTGATCGTGAACACGTCGCCCTTCTTGATGGTCTGCGTGCCAGTGCCGGTGATGGCAATGGTCGAAGTGCCCTGAGCGGTGACCGTGGTCGTGACCGTGTGAGCGCCCGTGCGGCTGCCAGTCGTAAACTGCTTGATCGACTGCGACATGTTGAGTTCCTCGAACCCAAGGATGCCTTCGCCGAACATGCCGTTCTTGAACTGCGCCGAGATGGTGCTAACCGGGTTGAACAAGCCCTTCATGCCCTCAATGAGCGCGGCATTGGCAGCCGGGTTCACGGTGACATAACGCGGCGACATCACAGCAGCCGACTCGTTCAACTTCTGCTGGGCAGCAAGAAGAACCGAGGTCGTCGCCGGGGTCGTGCCGGGGGTGCCGACAGACTGATAGATGCTGTTAAACGAGTTAGCAACGTCAGCGTCGATGCTGGCGGCCAACTGGCTGATACGCGGCTTCAGCACGCGCTCTGCAAAGTCGTCCAACTGCATGGTCATTTCGGCAGTCGTAAAGTTCACGCCGATGTGCTTCTGCGAAGCAACGGTCAACGTGGTGAACTGCTCGTTGTCGTCCTGCACCTGGAGGGCAGCACCGTCGGTCACGAGAGCGCGGTCCGGCAAGCGGATACGCAGCGTGGTGCCGATCTTGGCGCCTTCCACAGCATACGAATCGTCGTACTGACGATTTACGTTGCGCGTGAGAACCAGGTTGTTTTCCAGGCCATGTGTTCGCCTAGGCTCGCTACTTCCTAGACCGCCCTTTCGGGCTGCTGCATGTCACCATGCAGAGCAGACTATCTCTTCACCCTCCTAAGAGGGGCCATGCACTTCCGACCGCTTGGTCGTACGGGCTTTCGCCCTAGTCGTTACACCTTTCGTTGATGAGGGCACACGCCGCCATTCTTGTGCTTGCCGATCTGACAATTCATGCAGAGAACTTGGTATCCGGGCGGAAAGCCTTGCTTTCTTAACCACAGGTAGAAACCTGTGCCTCCGCCTTTGTACAACCCGGCACGCCTTTCGGCAGCGCCGTTGTTCTCTATATGGTCAATCGACAAGAACAGCCTTTCAGTCTCTCCACAGCAGGCGCATTTCCACCCGCCGTACGCCGCAAAGACTTGCTCTCTGCACCGGTCTTGGCTGAGTTTGGTTTTCGCCTTTTCAGCAACCCTAATTGCGGCTACCTGCTCTGGCGTTCCATTCCTCAACTTCCGGTTGCGCCATTCTCGGGCATGTAACCGGGCTTTCTCCCGGTTTCGCTCCCGCCAATCGCGCATGCGTTGGTTGACTTTCTCGCGGTTCCTCTCTCGATACCTTCTGGCTGCTTCGCGGTTTTGTTCGCGTTTGAGCCTTTCAGTATCAAGAATCTCATCATCGACTTGGCTCGGTGTTTTCATGTAATCATCTTACATGAGGTCCACCGAATTCACATGGTTAATTTATGCCAGCGTTACCGCTGACCGAGACCATAAGTTAATCTCAAGCGCCTTCCGAGTGATCATATCGATCGTCAGAAGGGTATTAGCCATTTTAAATACTCCTCAAGTTATAGCGAATAGTTTAGCGGTTACGACGCGCTTCCCACTGCTTAATCTGTCGCTGACGCTCGCGCTCAATCCACTCTGACGCACTCATGGCCGAAATTGACCGTGGGTCTGTCGTGTCGTAGACCGAGGCGCTAGTGCCTTTTGCCGTGACAGGCTTAATCGGCGGTGGCGCACTGGTTGTCTTTTTCACCGGGGCGGGATTGTCAGCCAACTTGGCCTCAATCTTCCCGATTTCTTTTGCTTGCATATACGGCGACATCCGGGCGATACGGTCAGCCTCACGGGGGTTAGAACCGAGGTAATAAGCAATATCGGGTCCAACATCCGAAGCCTGAATCGTCTGGGCCATAACGGTCGTGATGGGGAGGTTTTGGTTGTACGCGACTTGCTCGAAGTCCGTGTATCGTTCCCTTGCCGCCTCTTCACGGTCGTGATATGCCTCCAGAAGAGCCATTTGCTCACGCTCTGCCTCGCGTCGGGCGAGAAGTTCCGCAGCCTTACGCTCGGCCAAAGCCTCTGCGTAACCCTCCGGGTCTTCTTCCTTGCTAGGCAGGGCAACTGACTCAGCCGGTGTCGGCTGGGCCTTAAGCGCCTGCTCTCTCTCCCACTTGCGCCGCTCTCGGGCAAGCCTCTTGCCGACCATCGCGTCCAACTCTTCTTGAGTGAACGATTTGGCTGGCTTTTCCTCCGGCTGTTGCGTTTCCGCAACGACTTCGGGTTCCGGGGCAGCCGTGACCACCGGCTCCGGCGCGGAAACTTCCGCTACAACTTCAGGGACTACATTTTCGTCCGACATAACATTCCTTACGGATACCTGGTGAACCGCACCAGTACGGTTAAACTTTAACTTACAAGTTGCGCCTATGCAACAACATCAAGTAACTCGAATTTTTACCACTGAGCCAGTTCGGTACAGATTGCCGATAGAGATGCCCCCTGCGGCAGCAGCCGTGTCATCGGCGTAGTCTTGCAAGTTTGCAAACCAAATTTGGCGGTCATTTCTGAAGCCAGCAATGACGTTGCCCAAACTGTCGTAAAAAATACCGGCGTAGTTTGCGGAGGTTTGATCAGACCCGCCAACGGCCAACCGAACGTCAGGCTGGGACGCGATGCCCATACCGAAGCGGCCACTGCTGTCTTTTACAAATTGGTTTGTGGTGTCAGACCATGTGGTTGTAGAGCCGCTGCCGGTTCTGTAAAAGCCGTTGATGACCTGCACATTCGTGCCGTCGGTTCGACCGCCCGGAGCGTAATCACCAATTGAGAACAGGTTGGTGCATTGAATGACGTTCTGATGGAACAGGTTTGGCGTAACAGCGTTACCTGACGAGGTGACACGATCCGTCGGACCGTAATACATCGTTGGTCCATTCGGATTAAAGATGTAATTACCTTGCACGAAAATAGATTTGTTTTGGATGCCGCCCGCAAAGAAGTTGAACTCAGGCGAGTAATTGCTCTCTAAGTGGTTCCCAATAATAGAAACGCCTGTCGCGCCAGTACAGGAAACTATGCTGTTTCCGTAAATGTTTTCTATGAGGTTGCCAATCAAACGCAACCCGTTAGTGCCGCGTGATGCGTCTACGCAATAAACAAGGCGCGATCCGTTGTAGATGGTGCAGCCAGAAAACAACACGTCGTACAGTCCAGCGCAAGCAATGAAACTGGCTGGATTGTTTTGGATATCGCAGCCCTCGAAATACAAGGTCTGCACATACGTGTTAGAAGCAACAACACGCATGATGTAGAAAGAACAGTTAAAAAACTTGATGCGAAGGAACTTCTCCGACAAGACATAACTGTTGTTAAAGATTGAGGATGTCTCAAAGTGGACATTCTCAAACTTAATCATTTCGCAAATTGGATTAACACCGTCATACGTCAAGGTTGTATCAAACACAGTAACGTTTGCAGTGGTGTAAATACCTGCGCCTGGGCCTTCGCCATAAACGCACCATTCGGATGTTTCGGTGTTAACTTGGCGATTAACGATCAGCGAGGCAGTAATCTTGCACTTGCCAGGGATGACCATTGTCGGCCACTGATCAAACGTAGCGCAGTAATCAATGCAGCGCTGCACGGCAACCGTGTCATCCGTTGACCCGTCGCACAACGCGCCAAAGTCTTTTACGCTGACGCGCTCACGCAGTTTGCTCTGCACGCTTCGAGGCTGGGCATTAGCGCCAGCCTGCAAAAATCCTAAGTCTTTAGACGCAATGTTAACCGTTACGCCACTTTGAACGGCGGCAAGCAACTCATCTCCGTCAGCCGGAAGATTTGCGTTAGGCAATCCAGAAATAGGGATAACGGCCATAACTTACTCCACAAACCCTTTCTTGGGCATTACAGGCAAAGGCTTATGCTCCCACGGCGGAGCAATAGCCGGATCAGCGTCGGGCGACTTGTCAATTTGCGCTTGAACCCGCGCTTCGATGTCAGCAACGCCAGACTCACCTAAAGCGGCCTTTACCCACGACACTGCAAGGTCAGTGGAAATGTCGTCGTAGGCAACAAATGCCGCAGCGTCAGGATCGGCAAGCGTTACGCGACCGACAACAAAACCGTGCTTTTCCCCGTGCGACTTGCTGACCTCATACGCGGCCTTAACACAGACTTTGGACAAACCGTCCTTATCTGACACCTCAAATCCGACGACTTTCCAGTTAGCCATGACGCTTTACGCCACCCACGGCAGCGGCTTGGCAACAACCGGAGGATTGATCTGGGCGTCTAGTTCACGCGCCACGTTCGCCTCAACCTCGGCCTTGTCCACGCCGTTCGCCCAAATCCAGCCCAGCACGGTGTCCTCGGTCAGATCGGGATAGGCGATGAAATCGCCGCTTGGCGAAGCAAAGCCCATGCTGCCGTAGTTGGACGCGCTGTGGTCGCCATCTACTGCCGTGCAGCGCCAAGTTGCCGTCACCACAACGTCGTTATGCGAGCCGTCCTGCGGCTTGACGATCATGCTTTCCACTTTCCAATTAGCCATTGTCCGTCTCCTTCTGTTCCGTCTGCGCCTTTACTTGCGCGTCAATCTTAACCAACAACGGCCACGCGCCGCTGCTTGTGGGCAACTGCCCTAGCACCTGCAATATCGCAGTTACTTCTTCGGGGGTAAGGTCTAGTTTCACTTTGCCTCCAATGCGGCGAGTCTGGCGCGAACGGCTTGCAATTCTTTCACCAGCATTGGCACGAGTTTGCTGTAGTCCACAGACCACATTTCGTCATCATTTGTGGGCTTGCTAACGGCGTGTGGCGCAACATTGTGCAACTCTTGCGCGACAAAACCGTAGTCAAGATGATTGCCGGTTTCTTTCCAGTCAAACTGGCGAACTTGCATTGCATCAATCTTGTCGCCTGCGTCTACTGCGTCGGCAATATTTTGTTTAAGGCGAACGTCAGATGTGACGTTATACGCAACCAGTCCTGCGCCACGGTTGTAAGTAATTGAACCGCGTAAAGTTGCAGCAGTTTCCGTGTAAAAATCTATAAACCAG